TTGTTCCTGCAACAGTTGCTTCTTTTGCAAGACCCATTGGAGTAGGCCTGAACAATCCTGGTAAACCTAGGGCACTTAATGCTGCTGCCGGTGCGCCTGCCTCACCAAATTCACCAGTTCCGCGATATCCTCTGATCTGCTGAATATCAACACCAGTTAAATCTCGGATCGCTCGGCTAATCCCGGCAGAAGAAAAAGCACTGGGATCATTACTCTTCTTTAGGTAATCATATAGATTTCCCCATCCGCCCAAGATGTTAACAAACCCTCGTGCCGATCCTTTCAGTAAACTTTCGCCAAATTTAGTAAACTCTTCAAGCGTGGTGCCCTTATCCTCTAAAATAGATTCAGTTGATAAAACAACGCCACGCTTTTTGAGTTCTTCCAGTGCTTCTTCTTTAGACGCCATTCTTAATTCCTTCCAGGCACAAACTGCCCGTTAACAATTCTGCCACCAGCAGCACGGGCCAAGTCTTCTATGGACATGCTAGAAACACCGCCTCCTCCACCAGGAAGAGGAATCTTTGGCTTAAATCCCTTCAATGAGCGATTCTCACGCGCATAGTCCTCAAGACGAGTGGCTTCATTAGCAATATCAGTAAATTTCTTTTGCATGAATTCAATAAGCTGCCGACGAGCAAGCGGACTGTTTTCAAGCTGCGGAACAAGACCCTGAATAAACTTACGGTCTTCGTTAGAGAAACCAGCACCAAGTTTTCCACCAAGGGTACCAAGAACAACATCACCGGATACTTTGGCATAATTTTCAGAACGCGCTAGTTTTTCTTTGTCTCCTGATCCCAATAAACCAAGAGTATCTAAAAGATTAGTGGCTCCAACACGCCCAGTTGCAAAAGTACCAGAGATAAGCCCTTCGTTAGAAAGTTTGCTCATTTCATCTAACGAACGAAGCGCAGAAATAGCGCCTTCTCGTTGTGTGATGGCGTCCGTTACTTTCTTGGCATCAAGACTGGCAAGCTGTTTCTCAAACTCTGTTTGTCCCTTGTTATCAATCGAAACGCTTACTGGCGGAGGCTTTAAGTCCTTTGCTCTTTGGAATAAAGCAGAATTAATTGCTTTTACTTGCTCCGCAGTATAGTCTCCAATCTTCTTCTTTTCACCAAAACCAAGTGCAACAGCCTGTGCTAAAAAGTCAGCAGGAGGCTTAGTTGTTTCTGCTTCCTTTGTGAAAGGAACCAAAGAAGAATATTCCCCAGTATTTGCATAGGCCTGAATACTAGCAGGTGTGAATTTATCCGCATTTGCACGAATAAACAATGTCTTTGGGTCTTGCTCTCGCAGTTTTGATGCTGTTTCTGCTCTTGTTTTTAGAATATTTTCTTCTTTTTGCAACATCTCACGAGAAGCTATTGAAGCCTGCCGCGATGCTTCTGGGCTAATGTCTTTAATAGCCCTCGCGTACTGAGCCATTCCCTCGGATGTTCCTGTCTCAAACTGACTGGCCAACTGGCGCAACTGTGAAGCCTGTGCAAGCATGGGATCACGAGAACCCAAAGCACGGCCAATGCCGGTGATGCCTTGGTAGATGCCAGCAGCCGCCTGGGCCTGAGGATTAAGACTGGCGAACTGGAGAGCACGCTGACGATCAACTTCAGCCTGTGCTTGCTCGGGGCTAAGACCTTGGTTCAGTAAACCAAGAAAAGGATTACTCATCATTCCATCAGCCATTATTAGCCTCCAAAGAGTTTACCGATTAACTTAGAAACAGGATCGGCCAAAGCTCCAACGATATTAGCATTTTGGACACCACCAACCACGGCAGTTCCACGCTGTAGGTCGGTCAACGCAGCGTTAGAGTAACTCCTCAACAGAGCTTCCGCAGCAGCGGCATTACCAGCACCCAATTGAGCGCCTGTTGTCAGAGGCTGCATACCGGCTTGTTCAACACCAGTAGATAGGCCAAAACCTGAGCTAAACGGAGCCAGTGCTCGTTGCTGTGCTTCATAGCCACCCTGCTGGAGATTCAGAGCACCACCAAGCAAGCCTTGACCAAAAGTAACTTGTCGCTGTCCTTCCTGCTGTGCCTGTGCAGCCAACTGAGCATTACGCTGTTGCTGTGCATTGTAGAAGGCTTCCATAGCCGGATTAGCAGCACGCAGACCAGGAGCACCCATCGGAGTAGCGCCAGTGGCACCCATCGCAAGGCCGCCAGTGCCCCTACGGAACTGTTGCGTCTGCAACTGTGCCAGAGCACGCTCATCTTGAGGAGCTAACAGTTCTTGCTGCTGTGCCATAAACCGCTGTGCAGCAGCCTGCGGAGACTCAGCAACATACTGCTGTCCTAAGCCAAACAAACCTTGAGCAGCTTGGTTGACTTGGTTCTGCATGGCTTGCTGCTGCTGTGCCTGTTGCAGTGCTCCGCCGGAGATACCCAGCAGAGCCTCACGCATAGCGGCTACATCAGGAGCCACTTGGTAGCCAGCACCCGTCAGACGACCATCAGGGCCATACTGAAAGCCGCTACGACCAAAGCGGGTGGTAACGCCAACAGGGCGGAACTGTGCCTGCTGTTGAGCCATCTGACCAGCTTGCTGCTGTGCAGAAGAAAGCTGATTTAGATTGTACACATTACCGGCGGTTCCTAGCAATCCGGTCAGTAGTCCGGAAAGATTAAGACCAGAGGCAGGAGCACCGCCAGCATCAGTAAATCCTTTCTGAAGAGCAGCAGGAATATTACTTATCTGAGTACCACCAAGCAAAGAGAAATCCGTAGCCATTAGTAGGTACCTCCATCAATGGTACCAGAGAATGTACCAGACAATGTTAGATTAGCCATCGTTGTGGTTCCCGTATGCGTTCCATTGTTAGCGTCAGGCTTAGAAGAAACGGCAGAGGCAATGTTATTGTACTCTGTGTCGATTTCCGTGCCCTTGATGATCTTGGAAGGATTGCCCGACACAAGACCGTCTTTAATAGCAAAGTTAGTAGTTTTGGTATAATTAGACACTTAGTTACCTCGTTTTTCCTACTTTGGTAAAGACATCAATCTTTTGGATAGACACTGGTCGAGTATTCACAGTGGTTTCAAAACCTAGTTGAATAACCTTACCGGCACCACCAATGTTGATTACCTTGTTGTCGAAAGCTGATCCACCGTATTCACCGATATTGTACTCGGCAATGTTGTATTCTGCAACAGCAGCGTTTGACAGGTTGAACTGACGGCTGTTCAGAATGTCGCTATAGTCATAACCGAACTTCAGTACCACAGGATAACCCTGTCCACCGATAGTTGTGATTCCAACCTTCTTCATAATCTTCAGTGCCGTGGGCACACCGAAGTCAAAGTAGTTGGTGTAGTATCTCATTACATAAGTATCAACATTATCACGATAAGTATCGTACTTACCGACATATCCTGGCTTACCTAACAGAAGGTCTTTGTTCTGTTTGTAGCAGAAGGCTGTTGGTACATTTCCATCCCACGTCGTAGCCCTGCTTGCACCGTTAGGTAACAACATCCGAAGGTCAAAGCAGTAGGTTACTCCGGTGACAGGGAAAGTAATTAGGTAGAAACCTTCCTTGTCTGAGTGTGTTGCCTTGATGCCTGCGGCAGTCTCCAGAGCCATCGCAGCGACAACATCGTCACGCACATTTGCGCTGATGTCGCGCATCGGCGAAGACTTCTCCTGGATCACCCGTGACAGTGACTTGACACCGCTATCAGACAGGAAGTACACATCTGAGCCAGTGGCTACCACAGAGTCTCGCGCAAAGCACCCCACACCTGTGATCGTGTCTTGTAACTGTAGACCAGCAGGGTCTTGAGCGTTAGCGTAGATCAGAATCTGTCTACGACCAAAGACGATCAGGAAGCCGTTGTGGGCTGCTAGAGCAATGATTTCGTCGGCACCAGCAGGCCATATTTCTGCAATATCCAGCGTTCCAGCAGTGCCTGTCGATAACACGAAACCAGCAAGGAGATCAGAGAACTGAATAACTGTCTTACTAGATGTGTTATTGGCTGACCATGTACGACCATAAGCACTGATTACGCAGTTGTTGTGGGTTACAGTTCCAACATATCCAGTCTTCTCTGACACCCTGCGGTAAGTTGAGTTAGACACAGCAGGATCAAAGATCAGAGGATCGTGTCCAGACTGGTACATGTACAGGATACCGTTCAGAGCAGCCATCTGCCAATTGCTGTCAGTGATCGTCGGAGCAGTTCCTCCGCCACCGTAGGTCAGCATCGTCAGCGTACCACCGTTAAGCCTGAACAGCTTGTTGTTACCGGCAGCAATCGTGTACGAAGTACCGTCAGCAGCAATCAACTCACCGATAGCCTTGACAGCATTTGAGCCTAAGTCAGTGTTGGTCGTATGAGTAGGACTCCAGCCTTTACGAGCACCGATACGACCAAACTTGTCAATCACACAATTCGTAGCAACAGTAGCAAAGCCTGATTCAAGTGAAACCACCGAGTCCTGCGTATTAAGGCCGTAGAAACCCGGAGCAGCGATAGAAGTGGTTAACAGCTTTGCTACCATTATACACTCGTCCAGGTTACTTGTTCATCGTACCGGTTAGCTTCAAGAGCAATAGCGTCTGACAGTGCAAG